GAAGATCTATATCAGGTTTATGATACAGAGAGTGGTATATACTATAGTCCATCTAAATATAGAGCTTTGTATCCTAATGCGGATGTATCTATTGGGCGATTCTTAGTTCCGGGTGGTGGCGGACCCAATGCTCTTATTGATATTGACGGATATCTTGACTGTAATTATATATTTTTAGATGACGACGAACGCCGTCAGGTGGCGGCAACTTCAACCGATTATCTTGTAGAACGCGTATATCGTATGGAAACATCCGGTTTTACAACGGTAGGTGTAATGGATCTTATTATACAAAATCCTATAAAAGAGATTATATGGATCTTGCGTAGAAATGATGTTAATGATTACAATGAATGGACCAATTTTACATTTAATATGCCTTATGATGCCTCCCAGACAACACAAATTATCTTGAAAACTGCGAAAGTCATGTGGAATGGTCTTGATCGTTTTGAGGAAAAGTCGTATGAATATTTTAATCAAATGCAACCTTACCAATATCATACCAATAGTCCTCGGGACGGTGTTCAAGTATACAGTTTTTCCCTATATCCCGAAAAAAATCAACCAAGTGGTACATTTAATGCATCTATGATTAACAAAATACAACTATATCTTACCATGAATATGCCTACGGATACAAATATTGAATATCAGTCGGTGGCATATGCTACTTATTACAATATTTTCAGAGTAATGTCAGGTATGGGAGCTATGGTATTTGTTAATTAATATGGCTACATGTTCGTGTGTTAAAAATAATATTATTATTGTTTATTGTATTTGTTCTTAATTTTTGTTGTAAAAACACATATCGTTTTACTTGTCACAAGATCATATAATCAATGGCATAATGTCGTTTTCAATACATTCGTTTGTAGGCAATGACTGTATATATATCCAGAATGCCCTTTTTAGATTACGATGTTGTTTTTTAAGATCATCTACCTTATCATAAATGGTGGTATTATTTATAGTGTCATCCCTTTTTGTTATACCTGAAAAACACATACCAGCAGTATATCGTTTCTTTTGTACCCCCATATCCAATAATATAGGCTCTAACTTTTCCTTAAAATCTGGTATAGCAGTTTTTATATCATTTATAATAACTTTTATAAGGATACGATCTTTTTCCCGCCCCGTAATCGTATAGTATTCTGAAATATGTTCCCTTATCTTTTCTTCAGGTGTTCCATTAAGGCCCCAATGTACTTTTTTAATTACACTTAAAGACGGTATACATTCTATATACCCTTCTACATTGGAAAGGGTACTTGTTTTACTTTTATTAGATACATAATGAATATTCGTAAGATTATTGACACGGTCCGCAAATATTATTACCAGACTGCCGTCCGTTTTTCGGTCTGTCATTATACATATACTACTATGTCTAACAGGTTGTATTGGGACATAGGAAACTTCTAATAATTCACCATACCAATTATTTTTTTTAGTAATTATCTTACCGTCACTCGTAAGCCATAGAGATGGATATTCATCATTTGTGATATAGCGAATTGATAAAATGTCTTGTTTTACTTCTATTAATTCAAACAGTACCCCTTGTCGTTTTACAGAAATAGGGTATGTTTGCATAGTAATATTTGTATGACTCGTAAGTGGTTGCTGTTCGATCTTGTGAAGAATATCAGATAATGATTCTACAGATTTACTAGTTCTTCTCATTGTATTTATACTATTTGTACTATTTGTACTATTTATTATGCTACGATTATATGTTATGCTTTATTACCATATTCTGCTTTAAATAGTTCTACAGCATTATTGATTGTTTCTAAAAATGATGCATTATTACATTATGAATGATAAAAATGTAAAAATAGGCATATAGGCCCTCCTTTTCATTTTTAATCGGTAATTTACTATTAAATTAGATTTAAAGTAGCCTCGTATATACAATTACAAAGTTTACAAAGTTGAGTTACCACCAAGGTTTTTTTATTTAATAGTAAATTATCAATTAAAATAGAGTGATTTACCCTCTTATTACTAAAAATAATGAATTATTACATTTATATTATAAAACAATTATTATAATAAATTATAATATGAATATATAAATATCATTATTATTGTTAAAATATTAACATTTTAGGTATAAAAAAGATTTAATTGAACATTTACCGAATAAAATGAGTTAAATTAGACTCCTATAAACAATTACAAAGTTTACAAAGTTGAGTTACCACCAAGGTTTTTCCATTTTAATTATAAAGTACCGATTAAAAAATGTTGATTTACCCTCTTATTTCTAAAAATATAGAAATATTACATTTATATTATAAAAAATTTATTGTAAAAAATTATAGTATGAATATATAAATATCATTATTATTGTTAAAATTTGACATTTTAGGTATAAAAAAGATTTAATTGAACATTTACCGAATAAATTGATAAAAATACCCTCTAACAGTACAAACCCTCTAAAGGCAAGATGTCTGAAATGCCCTAATATAGCCTATATAGCTAATTTAATGATAATTAATCGGTAATTTGCGATTAAATTGAAATAAAAATGAGTTTTACATTGCTTTATGTAAAATTATGTCGTTTTTATGTTTAAAAATGAAAAGCCGGAATTTACATTCAACAGCATTGAAAAATTTCAACATTTTATGAAAGTTTTTGAAAGTTTTTGAAATTTTTTAAAATTATGGAAATAAAAAGGCGTTTTTTTTCAATGCTGTTGAATGTAAATCTCAAGCTTTTTACTTTAAGCATAAAACAATGTAATTTTTTCATTGTTTTGTGTAATTTAATTTAATTTTAGATACTAAATTATCAATTAAAATTCTCAATTTAATCGCAAAATAGGTACCTATAATTTACCGGTCAAACCACCTTTTATGAGTCTCCCTCCCTTCTCCTCTCCCCCCCCGCTGTTTTTGGGGAGAGGGATAAGTGACTCAAATAGAGATAGAGAAAATATTTTACCGTACGCTTGAATATATATCATCTCTCTTAAATACAGATATATACCGTAGAACCTATGAACCTTGTCGCAGTTATCGTAATCATTTTACTTATAGCGCTTCTATATAAGCTTACCTCAACCTATGACAAATTATCCAAAGAACTACGCGAGATCCGTGTGAAATGTGTAGCTCCGGCGTCTTCCTTACCGATTGCCGCATAGAAAATCGTACCCTTACTATAGAGTATGGGTATAGACCTTCCCTATGTATTTGTCATTGATATTGACGGGACACTAATAGGCAATTGTTCCTATCAGACACAACAGTACAGTCTTCTTACAATATTGAAAAAAATGGGCTACAGAGTGCCGTCTATTTCAACTTGTTCACGGGCGTATAGTCCGGATCAAAGTCTTGTTCGTCCAGGCGTAGCAAGCTTTGTTCATGCCATGAAAAAAATATATAACAACGTCCATTTCTTTGTATATACGGCAAGTCATAAAGACTGGGCTCATCAGGAAATTTCATGGATTGAAAAACAACACAATATCAAGTTCAACCGACCCCTTTTTACACGACCGGACTGTGTAGTAGATGGAGCAGGCAATTATCGCAAATCGCTACATAAGATTATGCCTCGTATTATGAGGGCGATTACTGTAAAAGGAACAAAACCTTATTCGCGTCAGGAACAGGCTTATATTTTAGAAAATCAGTTAATGATTATAGACAACAATGCCGTATTTTTAGATAGAACCGATCGTCTGTTGCTATGCCCAGACTACAATTTCACATTGTTTGAACCGTTGTTAGATTTAATACCAGCAGATGCTATGTCAAATCCATCTATCCAACAACATATACTTTCACTCGTGAATCAAAGTCTTATTTGTCCAGTAAAGCAACAAAGTACAGACCGGACAGAAGTGTTAGCAAACCAATATGTATGGCTTGCCAAACACTGTCGTAATATAGCCGAACTAAATGCTATGTACAAAACAGATGATTTTTGGCTTTATATAACCAAGATTATTCTTAAAAATAATATTCGCACCTATAGTCCCGCAATTATACAGCAGATACAGAAGGGTATTTGGAATAATATGAAGCGTAAACGATTAGGAAATTCATCACAAAATAATGCTCACTAAATTTTTAGAACCCAAAAGAGGTGTTTTGGGTTCTAAAAACTATCCATCTTCTTTTTATTCAAAAATGACAAAGACAAATAAGAATATAACAAAAATCACTATATATTAGGATCCATCATGCCTGTAATAATATCATTTGACATAGGTATCCGTAATCTGGCATGTTGTTCGTTACGAACAGAGCAGGTCAGTGATGCTATTCATAATACGCCTCTTACGGAGATTATGGTTTGGGATATTATTCAATTACAGACACCAGATGAGAAGAAGCGCCCTACGATAGAGGAATTAACCCTTCGCGTATATGCTCATATGGATGAGCTCATAGACAATCTTCGTACCAAGTTCCAAGTTGAACAAATTGATTATGTGCTCATAGAGAACCAGCCATCCCATTTGAACGGAACAATGAAGTCCGTACAGATGGCGATTTATAACTATTTTATGTTGCGACGACACTGGGAAGGTATTATAACCTCTGTATATATGATTAATGCCTCCCTAAAGCTTCAAGGACACGGAGAATACGCCGAAAATTTACGCAAGAACGCGCCTGTATATAGTAAGCCATATCAAGTAAATAAATGGTTAGCAGTTCAATTATGTAAGCATTATATATCGCATGACACCGCGATTCAACACCATTTCAATTGTCATCGCAAAGGGGATGATCTGGCAGATAGTATTCTTCAGGCCGTCAGCTGGGCAAGAAAGAATATGATCCTAATAAGCCCCTTTACTATGAACATATAGATCGCGTTTAAGGTTTAAAGGTAAATATACATTTCATGATATAAGAGAAGTATGATGCAAGGACCCTCTATTTTGCTTCGCAGCGATGACGAAGACGATGTACTCGAGATTGGCGCGAATGATAACTCCCGCCCTTTCCGTATTCCTGATAACGGAATGCAACAGATGCCACAAATGCCGCGACCATTCAACAATTCATCCGCCATGTCAAACCAACAAGGATTTGGTGGAGTAGACCCATTGATTAATATGCGTAAAGTTTCAAGCGATGTTATATCACGATCAAGTGGACAAGATAGCCGAGATGGAACAGATTATACGGAGAGCGAAGCAGATGATACAGAAAGCTATGTTTCTGACAATGCTCCTATACAACCTCGTATGAATACAAATACAAATATGAACCGAAATGGAGGAGCATACGCAGATCCTACAGCAGCTCGTATGGTTTCTGAGCGTGGTCGTATGGAGGCAGAGATGAATGAGAAGCGCGAGATCCTCTATCAATTGGAACGTCTGGAAAGCAAAGGATATAGGCTTCCTCGTAAATTTAGTGTTCAATCCGATCTGGAAGAAATGCGTGCCGAATATCATCGTATTCTGCGTGAAAAAGAAGTAGATGCCAGTGTGCGTTTCCAGCGCAAAATGATGATGGCTCTTGTTACGGGTATTGAGTTCCTAAATACACGCTTTGATCCTTTTGAAGTAAAGCTGGATGGTTGGAGCGAACAGGTTCATGAGAGCATTAACGATTATGATGACATTTTTGAAGAACTTCATGACAAATACAAGGGTGCTGGTAAGAAGATGGCGCCTGAATTGCGACTAATGATGTCTCTTTCAGGCTCCGCATTCATGTTCCATCTTACAAACAGTATGTTCAAGAAAACGCCCCTGCCTGGTGTAGAGGAAGTATTGCGTGCTAATCCTGATCTAATGAAGCAGTTCCAGCAAGCCTCTGTAAATCAACTTGGTAAGAATATGTTTGGCGGCGGACAAGCCTCGCAAGAACCTCAACAAGGCGGTATGAGCGGCCTATTTGGTATGATGTCAAATCTAATGGGTAGTGGCAATCCAAAAATGCCTCCCCCACCTAATATGACTACCAAGCGCCCTTCGCCTCCTCAACAGCGTGGCAATGATGTTGATATAGAGACCATTATCAGGGACATTCACGATGATATTGAAGATGTTAGTACCGGATATAATATGAACCAGAACCGTATTGAGACGATTTCATTAGATGACGATGACGAGATTGCCAGTATTTTGGAAAGTGTTACATCGGATGTAATGAACTCTAAAAGGCAAACCGCGAGCAAAAAACAGACCGGTGGCAGGCGCACATTGAACCTGTAAAATAAATACAATTAATATTTGAATACAAAAATAAATTATGATTTATGATTTATAATTTTTTAGAGTTGATTATAATAATTTAACTCCTTGAAAGAGATCGTAGCTCCCGGCGAAGGACACCTGGAACACGGCGGGCGGACTTGATGGGGTTGGAGACGGCTTCAACCACGGAAGGAGATGTTCGCGATATCTGTTTCACTCCGCCAGTAACCAGACCGATGGTAGTAATGGCCAAAATAGCGATTAGAGGGACGACAACAATTACACCCAAGATTACCAATTCCGCGATAGACCAAACATAGAGTGCTGTTCGTCGACCATCCTCGGAGCACATGCACTTCGCCTTCATCAGGTAGCGAACATACATGAGGGCATATACGAAGAACACCACACTGGCAACGGTGAACAGGAAGGCCAGAGCGGCATAGATAAAGGCACCCGTCATACCGAACATCTTTCCAGCCTTGCTGGCGGGGAATACCATCATCAGCAACAGGAAGACGATGGCGAAGATGATGTATCCCTTGATGAAATTACGGTAAGGATGTTCCGCACACTTGCAGTCTATCTGTTCAAGTTTGGCTATGTAGGTATAAGAAACAACCAAAAGGATAAGGCCGAGTATGCTTAGCAGCCATCCAACGATATTTGATACAGTCTCAATCATATTTATACGATGTTCTAAATAAGCAATATATATTTTTGTTTTTACATCTTTGTTTTTATTATTTATAGGACTTTCTTAGGACGTCCTCTTCCCCTCTTTACAACTACATTTGCGCCTTGCTCTTGAGCCAAACGTGCCCTCTCAAATTCCTCAGGTGTTCTATCTACCGGTTTAATATATGGAATTTTAAGGAATTCAAATATATCTTTTTCAGTCAGCAATTCGGGAATAGCAGACGGTTTTGGTTCAACATCTGATACGATTATCATACGGTGTTCATTGAGACTGTACCCTTTTTCCAAAGCATATTGGCGCATTACCACATTGAATGGACCGGATCCTGTAAAGTATAATAGAGCATAACTATATTCGTCCTCCGGTGTAAGAAGCAAATCCAACCGCCTCGCCTTACCATTACCGATCTTCACGATGGCCATACATTTTTTTGCCCCTTTTGCCAATATATCCAAGATATAGCCTTCGCTTTTTAATTGATCAACCACTCCTTTGAATAATTCGCCGGCTGTTTTTGCCGAAATGTTCTTTGGAAGCTTCAATATGACATCAATGTCGCCACTGTTTGCTAGTTCACGACGATAACTTCCTACAATCATGGCATCAAATTCGTGGCTCACTTCGCGGATATTGTGTAAAAGTAGTTTTTCATGTTCCATCATTTCTGTTCGCGGAATCCTTTCCAATATATCTTCGTAATATTTTAGCCCAAGTACTTGAACGTCATTCAAGATTGAATGGTCTGCCTCATACTTTTGTCGTAGATCATCAATGGAGCGTATTTTATGCTTTGAAACAAGCTCACGTGCCTTGGTAGGTCCAATACCGTGAATACCGATTAATTCATCAAGTATATTAAATTGTCGTTCTTCGCGAACTACTTTCGCAGCCATCAGCTCTCCACTTTCAAGAATCTCTTTTATCTTTGTATTTATTTTTGCTCCAATGCCCGGAATTCCATTTACATCTTCTATTGTACGAATGGCACCAGGATGCGCTTTCAATTCACTGATCACTTTAGCATATGCCCGTGCTTTAAAGGGCTGTTTATCTTGCGTCTCTTTTTTTCGCATTGTATCCAATTCGGATATAATCTTGTCTTTGTAGTCCATTTCGTCTTGAATGTTTAGTATATAAATTACTTATATAAATATTTGTTTTTATTTTTATTATTTATCATTTTTTTACACCCCGTATGTTCTTTCTTTGATATTTCGGCTTTTGGCTCTGGTTTTTATTAACAATGTCAAGAATATCCATAATTTTAAATCTTGATGAAGCAAGTAGTGTATCTTTTTTAATATCCCAATTACAAAAGTAATCTAATATACTTGGAATAATTAAAAGGCCTCCATTTATATGTTTGTATATGGATTGTACAGAGCAAAGCATGATGTCAAGATATATTTCCAATAACTTACCATTATTCCAATGTTCGTCGCATGCTTTTGCTAAAACAGTAAATAATAATTCCAAATCATCATTTGATCCAAACATTTTACACGAAATCAATCGTATATAGAAAACAATAAGCGATTTCGTATTCTTTTTCCATTTTGTATATTCGCATAATCCGTCGGATGTTTCATTGTTATGATCTGCTGATTCAAGACCTTCTAGTATATTATCTGTAATCCTATATTTTTCTTCCTTTATAAAATTATGAAAATGTTGTTCTAAGAATACTTTTGATTGATCAGGAGATATAGCCATAATTTCACCGATCACTTCGGTGTATAGATCATGATAAGTAGGCTGTACTTGAAATAAAAAGATCATTTGATCCATATAAATATTGATATTTTCTGGTATTAGAGATTTAATAAAGTTTGAGAGAATTTCATCTTTATTAAGAAGCGACAGTTTGTTCATAAAGGCTACAAAATTCTTACGAGCTTTACCTTCTGTATTTGTGAAAAGAGGACCAATCCGTGGGCGCATGCTTTTAGTAGCAGGATATTCGTCTGGAGGCTTCGTTTCATGATGATTTTTTCTTACATTAGGATGATCTCCCCTTTCAGTTATATTTCTTCCACCGCGTCCACCGTTTCTTCCATGCCCGCCATGCCGGTTGTTTGTATGGTTATTTATTTTTACATTAAAGCACGAATAGGTACTTTTGATTTGCTCAACTTTTTGGATATAAATAGACGGAATAGGTACATTTTGTAAATTTATCCACCTATTTTTAAATTCCACCTCACCTATTACGATAAGATCGTCTTGTTCTGTTTCTGCCTGATCCATATCGTCTTATCTATAGCAACCATGAAATACATATGTATACCAATGCTTAAGCAAATGTTTATCAATCAACTGATTTAAACCAGAACCAATTTTGTAAAATACTATACCTTATGACAATATCACAAGCATCTATTAATACGATTATGATACTTGAAGAGACAATTCATACTCGTTGGGTAAATAGAGTGCTCATACTATGTTCTGACAATGATCAGTGCAATGATATTCATCATGTTCTTTCGTTGCTTGATTATTCTGTAGAATTAATTGTGTTAAACGATGTCTATGATGAAAGAAAGAGATATTATTCTTCTATAGAAAAATTACGCAACGGAACATCCAAAGTATTAGTGACAACACCAGATACAATGTCTATTATCCAAAAAAATATGGATACTTTTTTACATTTTGATGTGGTATTATAGAGACTATTTCAATAGTATAATTATTATATTTGATATAATTAGAAAATGCCTTCTAAGTCTTATTCGTCATCTATATCTGCTATTACTTCTAAAACCGGTGGTAAGGGATATAAATGGATCTTTATCGGTCTGCTCGTAATCCTTACTGTAGTATTCTTGGTCGCTTTCATGCGATCCAGGAAAGAAGGCTTTGAAAACGGTGCTGGTAATGTTATGTACTTTTACATGCCCGAATGTGGACACTGTAAGAAGTTTAACCCTGAATGGGAAAAGTTGCAAAAGATGGTAGACAATGAACGTGCTCCTCTTACTCTTAACAAAGTAGATGGAACAGATGATGCAAATAAAGACCTTGTAAACCAATACAATGTGAAGGGATTTCCCACTATCATCATAGAGTTTGGAAATAAGTCAACGGTTTATGACGGTGAACGCACAGCGGATGCCGTATTTAAATGGGCGTCAGGTATCGTAGGTGCTAAATAAATTAATAAATTTATATTTTTAGATTTTAATTTCCTCTTTGTTCTTTTTTATAAAATTATACATTGTGGTATACCCATATGCTATGGAATTATCTATATCGTCATCTGTTACTTCAATTTTGATTGTACCGTCATCGTATGTATCTAATTTTACAAACGGTAATGGTGTCTTGTCAAGCATTACCGCTTCATAACTGGTACACATGTGTTTTAGCTTTTCTAT